GGTTTAGCACACTTCACTGTAAAGACAACTAAAGAGTTACTGAAGTATGTGAGGAATAAAAATGTCACTAACACTTGAGGAATTAAAGGAAGAAGTAATCAGGGAGTATGATGTTGTTCTGTTGTGTGAAGTGTTGGACATAACCCCCGAAGATGTTTTGGAAGCTTTTGAAGATCGTTTAATTATTAATAGAGATAAATTCACAGAGGATACTGAAGATGAGACTTAATGATGCAACTCCTGCTGATTGGGATAGAGTAGCTAGGGAACATCCTGCGATAGACCCTAATAATAGTGTAACACTAAAGCCCTATACGGACATGGTGATGGAAGAGGCTCATGATATAATCAATAAGCCACAGCATTACAACACTGGCAACATTGAATGCATCGAAGCAATAGAGGAGTCCATGTCCAGTGTTGCATTCAAAGGGTATCTCAAGGGCAACTGTATGAAGTACCTTTGGAGGTACGACTATAAGGGCAAGCAGGTAGAGGACTTAAATAAAGCTAAGTGGTACTTAAACAAACTAACCATTATGGTTTCCAAGGAGAACAGTTAATGGATCAATATCAGCAGTTTATACATAAGTCTCGCTATGCTCGTTGGATGCCTGAAGAGAAACGTAGAGAGACTTGGGAGGAAACAGTACAGCGTTATGTGGACTTCTGGGTCAACCGTGGACAGCTTGACAAGAAGACAGCCAAGCGCCTGTACAACGGAATACACAGCTTAAAAGTAATGCCGTCAATGCGATGTATGATGACAGCAGGGGAAGCATTAGACAAAGACAATGTAGCAGGGTTTAACTGCAGTTATTTGCACATAGACTCACCACGCTCCTTTGATGAGTTGATGTATGTCTTGATGTGTGGTACAGGTGTAGGCTTCAGTGTTGAGCGTAACTTCATCAACAAGCTACCGATGGTTGCTGAGTCCTTCCATAAAACTGACAGTATGATTGTTGTCTCCGATAGTAAGATCGGTTGGGCTTCCGCATTCCGTGAGTTGATAGCTATGCTGTACGCAGGTAAAGTACCTCAGTGGGATGTGAGCAAAGTAAGACCTGCAGGAGCAAGGCTTAAGACATTCGGTGGTAGAGCAAGCGGCCCTGAGCCTTTGGTAGATTTGTTTAACTTCTGTATAGAGGTGTTTACCAAGGCCACAGGACGTAAGCTGACATCCATTGAGTGTCACGACATCTGCTGTAAGATAGCTGACATTGTAGTAGTGGGTGGTGTACGTAGGTCTGCTTTGATTAGCCTGTCTAACCTATCCGATCCACGAATGGCTAAGGCTAAGATGGGTGATTGGTGGCGCAGTGAAGGACACCGTAGACTCGCTAACAACAGCGTAGCGTACACAGAGAAGCCTGACTTTGAGTCCTTTCTGTCTGAGATGCAGAACATGTACGAGTCTAAAGCAGGTGAGCGTGGTATCTTTAGTAGAGTTGCGGCACAGAAGATAGCCGCTAGGAACGGACGTAGAGACCCTGAGCAGGACTTTGGTACTAACCCTTGCTCTGAGATTATCCTACGCAGTAATCAGTTCTGTAACCTGTCTGAGGTGGTTGTACGTGCTAATGATACCAAAGCTACCCTTAAGGAAAAAGTAGAACTAGCGGCTATCATAGGGACTCTACAGGCTACTCTGACTGACTTTAGGTATCTACGTAAGTTGTGGCAGAGAAACACAGAGGAAGAGGCGTTACTTGGCTTAAGCTTGACAGGCATTATGGATCACAAGGTCTTAAGTAATGACATAACGTCAGCAAAGTGGTTGGAGGATTTAAAAGATGTGGCAATCAAAACTAATAAAGCTTGGGCAAAAAAGTTGGGAATTAATCAGTCGGTGGCTATTACTTGCGTTAAGCCTAGTGGTACAGTGTCTCAGTTGGTCGATAGTGCTAGTGGTATTCATCCTAGGTTTGCTCGTCATTACATTAGAAGAGTTCGTTCGGATGCTAAAGACCCACTTGCACAGTTCATGTCAGCCGGAGGATTCCCTGTAGAGCAAGACATTATGTCCCCTGCATCCTTAGTCTATAGCTTCCCTGTGAAGTCACCAGAGACTAGTGTTACAGTCAAACAGGTGGGTGCAATGGAACAGCTTAAGTTATGGAAGGCTTACCAGAACCACTGGTGTGAACATAAGCCAAGTATCACTGTTTATTATACAGACGATGAGTTCTTGGAAGTAGCACAGTGGATTTGGAATAACTTTGACTTGTGCAGTGGGATTAGTTTGTTGCCAGTAAGTGATCATGTGTATCAGCAAGCTCCTTATGAAGACATCAGCGAGGATAAGTATCAGGAGTTAGTACAGCAGATGCCTGTGGGTATTGATTGGAATGACCTTGAACATTTTGAACAAGAGGATAATACTACAGGTTCTCAAGAGTTAGCGTGTGTAGGTGGAGCGTGTGAAATAGTGTAGAGTTGTAACTTGTTATAAAACTAAAGCCCTTTAGGTTTCCCTAGAGGGCTTTTTTTTATAAAAACGCGCCTAGTCCTACGCCTACTTTCACACCTAACATTGTGCTTTTAAGAATGTCTTGATAGTTTTTGCCTAGGGGTATTCCTCTTCTTTGAGCCTCTGTAGCCGCCTCTATTAAGTTAATTGTCTTGTCTATTTCCTCAACTTTTAAACCTCTTCTAGCTATCAATCCGGGAAGGAAGTTAATTATTTGATTAGCTATGGTTAAAGGCTCAGTAGCTATGTTTTTAGCGGCTTGTTGTTCTGCTTGTGCGACTGTCAACTGAAAACCTGCACCCCCTGAAGCGCCTCTTTCTAGTATAGATAACTTTTTAACAAGTTTATCTATTTTCTTTTCTACTGGCGTTCCTGCAAACAAGTGTTTAAAAGTAGCTCTAAATTTAGGATCGTTTAACTTTTTTTGTAACTGTTCAACGCTTTTAGCTCCTCCTCGTCCTTCAAACTTTAAAGCCTCTTCTAAAAACCCTTTCCTTATGCCTTCTATAGGGTCTGTTTCTCTTAACTGTTTAGCCAACTTTTTACCCACTAAAGAATCTTTAGGTAAATCTCTGGCGTATTGAGAAGCTAATTTTTTAAGCGTGTTTACTTGGTCTATTCCTACAGTAAATCCTGATTTAGTCAACATAGCTCCTATTTCAGAAGGGTCTAACACATCCATTGCTTTTTCTAGGAACGTGTCGCTGACTACTTTTTGTCCTTTAGCATAATAATCAGTTACATCGTCATACTGTTTTTTTAAAGTAGGGTTAAGTTTTTCAGCCGCTTCTTCCATTGAGTCTTGTAAAGCGTCTCTAGTTAAGGCAAGAGATTCAATATAGTCAGGGTCTTTGGTAGAAGCAGTTCTAGCCGCGTGTAGTCTTCGCTTGACTGAAGAGAGTCTTTCGTGAGCTTCTTGAAAGTTTAAATTAGTTGGCAAGTTTTCAAGTTCTTTTACTTGAGCAGAAGCCTTTCCTGTTAATGCGGGATAAGTTTCTACCCACTCTTCTGTTTTTTTATTGTACTTAGGATCACCTCTAAATTTCTCTTTAAACTCTAAAGCAGACTGTTTGGCTCTCTCTCTAGCTTGAACAGCCACCCCTTGTCCCGATTTAGCTATTTGTTTATACACAGGAGACACTATCTCATCTAACGCAGTATCAACTTGATTAATCAAAGACTGAAGAACTTCTCCTTGCTCTCTTGGAGTACCTCCTTTGAACATACCGACTAAATTTTCTGTTTGTTTGCCCATATACGTTCCATAACTCTCAAACAAGTTTTCTACAGTTCTTTTAGTAACTTGAGAAACGCGAGCAAACGACCCTAATATTTCTGTTGCAGTTCTTTTAGGTTCGACCATTTGAGGTTGAAGAGTAGAATCAATTTCTTTTAATTCATCCTGCAGTTCTTTCATTATTTCTATATCTTCATCAGGAAGACCTTTTTTACCACCTATGATTTCTTTTCCTTTCTTGTATAACTTACCTCCTACACCAAAAACAATACCTAGACCTGCGCTCATTATAGCGTCTGTTTGCGCGGCATCTTTAGCTTGTTCAAAAGCAGAAGAAGGATCAACTTTTCTACCTTCTATTAAAGATTCTAAAGTTTCTCCTACTATATTAGCGGTTCCTACAGCAGTCGAGCTAAACAAAGTACCAACTGTATTTGAACCTATAGCGGCTCCTACGGGTCCTGCTACAGCAAAACCACCTGCTCCTCCTAAAGTTGTTCCGATACCCGCGGCAGGAATTCCGAAAGCTAATTCTAAAGCAGGAGTTATATAATCAGCGTATGTCTGTGGGTCTACTTCAATTTCTTCTATGTCTTGTACTGCTTTTTTTCGTGCAGGAGTGTTCACTTCGTACAGAAACTGTTCAAAGTTAGCAGGAGGAACAATACCTTGTCCTACTAAAAATGTTTCTATTTCTTCAGGGGTTGCTGAAGAACGTATATCAGTAACAAAAGTCCCATCTGGTAAATCAAGAGTTTTCGACATTAAATGTTACTCCCGTCAATTTTCTTTCTCTTAAAGTTTTTATTAGGTGGTATACCTGCTTTATCAAAAATTGCCTGTAGTTTTTCTTTATCGTTAATAACACCCATCCAATAATCTACAAAACCAGAAGTGTTGCCTTGGTAATTAATCATCCATTTTTGTAAGGCGTTTTGTTGAGCCGCCCCTAAAGCATTTTTCTTGGCCTTTCCATATAAATATCCTCTTATTACCTCTGGGCCTTCAGTTATTTGAGGCTGTGTTGCATCAGAGCGTTTAACTTCCATTTCTGTTGCGGTTCCGGGAGGCAATAATATATTAGACTCTTTAATTCGACCTTCAGCATACTGAAAAGTAAGTAATCTATTTTTATCACCGACACCAAAAGCGGCCGCTACTTTTCTTTTTACTTCTGCCGGTTCGCCCACCCCTAAATTTAAATCATTATAAGTAAACAAAAGATTAATCGCTTCATTACTCTGAGATCCTAAATCAAGAGACTCTTGTAAATGTTGTCTAGCTAACGTAGTAATTCTAGGGTCTACCTTAGCCGCTTCCATAGCTTGGTCAACATCTATTAGGTTATTTTCTAAGTTGTCTGCAATAACAGTCATTCCGGCAGTTGTTAAAAACTCTAGCGCGCTCTTTTTTGTCTCTATCTGTTTTACTTTTTCAATCTCAACATCTTTTTGAATTCCTGCGGCTACTTCAGGAAAAACAAGTTTTCCGTTATCTACATAACGCTTAAAACCATTTTTGTCTGTTTGTGTTTCTCTTTTGTCGTCTGCACTGGGCGCTCTAGTCGCTTTTGCTAGTGCTTGCATAAATCCTATATAATCGTTTGGCTTCCACTCGTTATTTCTAACAGCCTCATTATATATCTGAACTTTATCAGGCAAGTTGGCAGTAGTGGCTGATTTTTTTTCTAAGAAAGATGACAAAGACATTTCAGGAATTCCCTTAGCTTTGTTTTCTATATTAATCTGAGCCAAATGTTTCTGTTCGTTTGTTAAATTTTCTCCGCCTATTTTAACATTTCTGTCCATAAATTCTAACAAAGTACCTTCAAATCCTTGACTTTTAGCTTGAGCATACTCTTTTTGATCATCAGTTAAATTAGTTTTATCAGCTTCCTTAATAAAGTTTTTCATGTTTGCAGGAGTAATTAAACCTTGTAAGGCTAATGCACCATAACCTTTATTAGGGTAGGTTCTATCCAAGTATTCTGCAAACTTCGCACGGCTTGTGTTCTTCGCATCTATCCCTGATTGTTTTTCATCTTTAAGCTCTTGTTTTTCTAAAATAGCATTTCTTCGTGCTATTGTCTCAGCGGCTCCTACTGGGTTTGCTGAAGACATTTGTAACTTAGCAAGCTGAGTTAAATCGTCAGGATTTTCAGGATTCATATTAGGAAGTAATTTTTCTAGTTGTTCCATAGGGTTGTCTGGAACTTCTCTTCCTGTTAGTTTAGCAAACAGCTTACCTACGGCCCTACCGCCAGAAGCTCCGGCTTTTACACCTTCTTTACTTCTCTGAGCTAATCGTTGCCAAGGGTCTGAAGATACCTGAATTGGTTGCGTAGGAATACCTGTTAATAAACCCACTAAATCTCGATCTGCCATTATATTGTCCTATAAATAGTTTGTTATTAGGCTTTAGGCCCACCAGAACCGCCACTAGCTCCACCAGTAACTGCGCTTGTTATAGTACCAAGTAAATCATTCCAGAAACCGCTTCTTATATCATCTTTATCTGCTTGTTGGCCCATAATCTCTAAACCGCTTCTTCCATAACCCGATTGCTCATCAAACAAAGTTTGTAACATTGATTCAACATTTAAGGCCGCACCTGTTTCTCTACCACTTTGTGCTAAGGATGCTGTAGGAGTAGCAGTTTTATACAACTCACTTAGTTGTTGCTGTGGCACATAACCTAGACCCATAAGACCGCTAGCTAAACCATAAGCTTGCTGTCTGTCTGCTTGAGACTGTCCATAAGCATTATAGAAAGCTTCGTTACGTGCTTGTTCTTGAGCTAAAGCTTGTGCAAACTGCTCTGGACTACCACCGTATTGAGAAGTCATTAAGCCTAATCTACCTTGACCCAATAGTCTATTTTCTAAAGCTAGGTTTTGACGTTCTTCCTCAGGCCGTTGTATAGCTCTTATTTGCTCATATAAAGCCTGTTGTCTTTCAAGAGGATCACCGCCTAGCTCATCTAGGAAACTGCCTGACATACCAAACAAACGATCCTGCATGGCCTGTTGTTCTGGAGACAAGTTCATGTCGAACCCACCTTCAGCAGTACCTTGTACTCCGCCTAAGCTAGATGTGACACTAAAGGGTACAAACTGTGACTGCTCGTATCCTTGCTCACCTACGGCAGTACCTCGCTCTAGCATGTCACCTCTAAAATCTTCCATGCGCTTAATGCGTCTCTTTGCACTTTTATATTCTTGACCTGATGATAACAAGTCCGATAAAAAACCCATTAGTAACTCCCTCCGCTAATTGTTCCTGCTAAAGTACCCGCAATATTAGCGGCTGATAGTGTAGGG